ATTTTGCTTGCTTGTAGCACAAAAAAAAAAATGTGACTACATTTAAACAAGTGTTTTATTTTTGATTTACAGATTTGAATTTATAGACTTTAAGTAAAGTATTATAACAATAAGATAACTAAGTATATATAAAATTTAACTTAAATATTATATTATGTTTATTTTGTTTTAAATTTGTTTTAAATTTGTTTTAAATGAATCTTCTTACCAGAAAAGAAATAGCTGCTTTAATAAAAAAGACACCTCAATATATTGGTGTTCAGATTAAAAGAGGTCATTTAATTGAAGAAAATAAAAGAATAGATACTGATAATAAAAAAAATAAAGTATTCCTGAATAAGTTTATAACTAAAGAAATAATTGAAGAAAATGAAGAAGATTTAAATGATGAATCATTAAACGGAATAAATAAATCTAATATTGATTATGTTATAAAGCAACATGATTTAAAATTAAAACAGGTAAAATTAAAAAAAGAAATTTTAGATTTTCAAAAAAAAGAATCAAAATTAATTGAAGTTATTGAATCGAAAGATATAATGCAAAGGGCAATTATAGTTTTAAGTAATCAATACAGGCAAAGCTCCAAACAATATTTAATTGAATTATTAGCAAAATATAATATTCCTGAAAAAGATTTAGCAGGAATTCAAAAATGGTTTGATGAAACAATAAATAATGCAATTAAGGAATCAAAAGATCTTATTAATACTGAATGTAGAATTGTTTCAGATAGTTATTCTGAACAATTAGAACAGGGTGAATCTATAAATTAAAATTATAAGTCATGAAGGTTACAAATTTTTTAGCAAAATTACTTGTGTTCTTTGCAGTTGCAGGAATAGTTTTTATTTTAACATTAATAAATACAAAACTTCTTTTATATCTTAATTGGTATAAGATTGGTCACGGTTTGGATAATTATTTTGCAATAATATCCGGAATAGCTTATGCACTAGGAAGTATTTCTGTTGTTATTTGGTATAACCCTAAATTAAAAGAGAATGCTGATGAAAAGACAAAAAAGCAATTTAAATGGAATTCTGCCGGAGCTACATTATTAAAATCAGCATTTGTAATATTAGACGGTATTCATGTGTACATATATCAGAATATTAATTATTCTGATAATATTATTCCGGAAGTTGCTTCAATTGTTTTTGCTATTCAAACAATTTTGATTTTATATTTTATCGGTTCCGTAGTAGACGGGATTATTAAAAACCCGACAAAAAAAACTGACTATTCAACATTAGAAACTGACTATAAAAATATTAAAAGTAAGTTTGTAAAAACAGAAAGTGACTATAATTTGCTTAAGCCAAACTATGAAAAATTAAATGAGCTTAATGATGAATTAAAAAGTAAGTTTCATGATATGGTAACTGAGAATAAAAATTACTTAAGTCAGATTTTAGAATTTAAAAGTGAGATTGTAGAAAAAAATAAAATTCATGAAAACAGGAAACAATCAATAAAAGAATTTCAAGATGAAATTGATAGTAAAGATGAACATATTCTATTTTTAGAGGGTTATTTTTATAAAAGTGAAAGATCCCGAATTTTAAAGAAATTAGAATCTAACAGAACCGAAAAAGAAAAAGAAATTTTAAAAAGTTCAGAAGATTTTTTATAAATTAAGCTGTAAAATTTTGAAAATGAAGGAAAGTAAAAAAACATATATAGCATTATTATCAGGCGGTAGAGATTCTACTGCAATGGTTGAATTATTATTAAGAGAAAATAAGCAAGTTGATTATATAATATTTAATGATACTTTATTAGAATTTGATATGATGTATAAATTCATTGAAAAGTTTAATAGTTATTTAAAAGAAAAATATAATAAAGAAATTATAATTAATAAACCTAAATCAACATTTAGTGACTGGGTATTTGGAAAGGTAACAAGAGGTGATCGAAAAGGTTATATAAGAGGTCTGCCAATGCTGAAAGATCCTTGCTACTGGAAGAGAGAAAGTAAAGTTTATACAACAGAAAATTTTATAAAGGCTAATAATATATTAGATCCTATATATTATATTGGTTATACATATTCAGAACAAAAAAGAAGTCAAGTAAAACTTACAAATCAAATATTTCCGTTAATTAAAATGAGAAAATGTGAGGCTGATGTTGATAGGATTTTAAAAGATATTGATATGATTAATCCGCTTTATGATTATTTTGAAAGAACAGGCTGTGCAATTTGTCCATATCAATCAGATAGAGCATTTTATACCTTAATGATAAAATTTCCTGAACAATGGGCAAAAATGAAATTATTTGAAAGTGAATTAAAAACATTAGAAAATCAAGGATATAATGTTTTAAATTCGCAATGGGATGATAGACGAACAATTTTAGAAATGGAACAAAAGTTTTTAATAAATAGGAAACATTATTCAACTGAACCGCCTAAATCTTGTGAATGTAAATCAATAATATTAGAAAAACAACAAAAATTTGAATTTGATAACGTAATATAGTTCATAAATTCTGCATAATTAAAACAGTGTTATTCCAAGTTGAGTTAACACCGGCCTCATTACAAATTATATCAGAAATTATATTTTTTAAAGCAAAATTATAAACAGCACAATCCCAAAAATGGTTATTTTTTCCATGCCTTCTTTCCCAAAGATAGTATTCAATATTATTAGCATTCTTTTTTATTTTCTTCTGTTCCCCTTCATAATGGCTGAAATAATTTTTATAATCATATTTTCCTTCACCAGAATTAGGGAAGTTCATAAAATTAGAAGGTTGAAATTCTTGATTAACTTCTAATTCCATATAATTAGCAATATCATCTTTTATAGAATTAACATTAATTAAAAATAGATCTTCAATTTTTTTTGATTTTTTATATATTTGTCTGTCTTCTGTTGACATTCTGAAAGATTCAGGCTTATCACCTTTAAGACCCACTACATTTAAACCTGATTTATTGCATATTTTTATAAAGTCGTTTGCATATTCTGTATAATGTCCGATATCAACACCGGTTATAAAAATTTCCATTCCGGAATAATCTTTATTTATTATTTCTTCAAATGCTGCCCAAACCGAATAATCATCATAATGTCTGTATGTCCATTTTATTCTGTCAGGCGGATGTTTAAAACCCTTATCACTAACTTTACTTTTAAAAGTTCCTATACTTCCGGCATCAACTGAATATGACGGTCCGTTTTCTGACCAAGCTTTAATTTCATAATCAAGTCTTACATCATCACCTTCATCACCGTTCATTATTCCGTTTAAATCACAGCTGCATGTTATCATAATAATATCACCGTTACCATCTTCTTTGCTTAATTCAAACGGAACTTCACCGGCTTTATAATTTCGTGAATTATTTTGTAGTTTTGTGCTTTTTGGTGTTTTTCCTTTTAGTTCCCAAGTTTTTCCTAAAACAGAATTGTAAAATGACTGAAGTTGAACTTGATCCGGGAACCCTCCCCTGGGGTAGATCGATTGATATTTTACAGCGTAATCTTCCCAAGATTTCATTCCGATGGGTGCATATAATGAAGATATTGCATAACTAACATAATTATCAGCAATCGGTTCAGCTGTCGGAATCCATTCACCGTTTTTTAAGAGATCTGTTTTATATTTTTTTTCTTCAAATTCATTACCACATTTTGGACATCTATACCGAACAGAACCGGGAACAACCCTGTTTTTTTTTATATCAAATAAAACTCCGTATTGCATTCCGGCATCTGTTTTTCCGTACCATTCCCAAACAATATATTCCCCACATTTAGGGCATGGTACATTGTAATATCTTTGATCGCCTTGAATAAAAACTTTATAAATTATCGATGTATTTTTTAAAAGCGGTGTCGAAAGATACATTAATTTTCTTGACGGTCCGTAGCTTGATGTTCTGTCATCCATAACATTAATAAAAGATCCTGCCAATTCATCTTTTAATTTGTATGTATCGCATTCATCAGCAATCACAATTTGAACCGGGTTTGATCTCATATTTGCCAAGGAACGGCCCCCGAAAGAAATTAAAGAACCACCGCTGAATTGTTTCCACATAGCTGTATCGCCGGAAGCTCTGTTATTTGTTTTTTTCTTTGCATCAAGTCTTATTAAATTTCGCAAATCAAAGCCATCAATTGCTTTATTTATACGGTTCATTGTTTTGGCAGCAAGATCTTCATTTGCACTAACAACCATTATATTTGTAGGGCATTCTGATATTCGGTAGCAAATACCATTTTCAAAAGTAGCATTTCCGCCTAATTGATGGCCTTTAATTAATCCGAGAACATTTTTTGAATTATAAGGTGAAAAGAAATTCAGAATTTCTTTCATGTATGGAGTTCTTTCAATATCAAATTTCCCCTGAAAATTACTTTCACCTGATTTCATTATTCTATTGGCTGAAAAATCAGATGGTAATATATCGGAAACATTAAAATTAAAATTCGTTATTAATTTTAGTTTATCAATAAAATGCATTAATCGAATTTTCTAATTTTTAATTCAGAAGTTAATATATCATTTTCGAAATATATTTTTATTATTTCTTTTGATTTATCAGAAACAATATTTTTAACATATTCAAACATGCTATCGATTTTTTTAATATGGTGTTTTTTCCATTTGTTATTTTTTAGATATAAATCAAATGTTGGTCTTGAAATTTCAAGATGATGTGCTAATTGGCTTTTTTGTAAATAATTTGTTAAAAAAAGAGCCCTGTTTAAAGTTTGCATTTTATTTATTTTAAAAATTTTAATATTGAAGAAATTATGTTGACGGTCCAACCATTACCAAGCATTTTATAACGTTGGGTGTTTGAAACATGATTTGTATAGTTATCAGGAACCGTTTGTAGCCGTTCACATTCAATTGGTGTTAATCTTCTTAATTTGTAATCTTCTGTATATTCTGATTTTCTGTCATTTGAATTTTTAGGATTGCGTCCGCGCATTGCAACACAAATAATATCCATATCCGAATGATTACCGCCTGAATTACCACCGCCGGTTAAACAAGCTGCTTTATGTTGATCAGATTTTTCATTTAATTGTTTATCTAATTTTATAAATGTAGAACTTGATTTCATGGAACCGGTAGTTAATGCTGTACTTTTTTGATTCCCGGTTTTAAACTCCGGTTTAAATCCGTTACCATTAGCTTTATTTCTTTTACCCCAATCGAGTAGATTATTAATAGTCTTTTCTTTTAAATAATATTTTTCATCAACCTCATTTTCAGGCTGCAAAATATCTTTTAATAGAATTCCTTTATCTTTTGGCTGTGGAATGTCAGAAACTAATTCATCTTTAAATAAACCAAAAGCTCTTGTTTTTATATTAGTCCAATAAAAACGATTTCTATTTTGTGCACTTAGTAAATTTGAATTAATATTTACCGGAAACACTCCGACATGTTCAGAGATTATTCTCAAATATTCTTTCTTCATTCTTACATTTTCAAGTAAAAATTTTACTTCCGGATTCATTTTTTTTACATGGTTTAATATGTCGACAAAAACAAAAAATAATGCTGATCTGGGATCATTAAAATTTAATTGCTTCCCTGCAAAACTGAATCCTTGACACGGAGAACCAGCCAATATTAATTTTATATTTTTCCAGTCAATATTCCATTGTTTCCAATTATTAATATCACCAAGTTGAATAGTATTCGGGAAATTTGCATTAGTAACTTTTATCGCAAATTTATCTGTTTCAGAGGCATAATATTTATTATAAGGAATACATAAATCATTTAATGATATTTGTCCGCAACTCATGCCGTCAAATAAACTTAATATATCTTCTCCCGGTAAACTTATTTTATTCATATCTTATAAACATTTTGGTCTTCCGGGAAATAAAATATTTCTTCCGTATCTATTCTTTTTACTTTTATTCTTCCCTTGTATAATCTTTCTTCTGATTGTCTCATAGGAATTCGTTTCATTTTAATTCCGCTGTGCATTTCAAAATATTCATTTATTGCTATTTCCGAAACTTTCATAAAAAGTTTTTAGTTTATTAAATAGTTCAATTATTAATGTCAGGAATGATTTTTTATATTTATTACACCAACTTGCATTAATTGATATTTTCATATCTTTAAGTTTGCAATATCCTTTCTTATTGTGTTTGCATGTTTTACACTCTATTATTGTATTATTTACCATAATATTTTTTTGATATTCATTTTCTGAATCATATAATTTTCAAAATGTTCAAACTGAAATTTTAAATCATATTTATTTTTACATCTTTTACTTCCTGAAATTAAAGATGTTCTATCTCTATCTACAACTATGGATATATCATTTTGTTTTTCATTTGTATAAATGTTTGCAAATGTCATATAAAAGAATCTTGCTTTTGCATTTAGTATATTATTTGAAAATCTATTAATACCATCAATATTAAAATATTTCAAAGTAAATAAAAGAATATCATTCAGTTTTGCAGAACGATTCTTGATGAATCTAATTTCAAGTTTTTTTAGATTTACAGATTTAACTATTCTCATAGAACTCATAATTTTCAATTCCTTTTTTAACTGTTTTCTTGTATAGTTTTTTATTGAATACTTTAATAACATTTGAATCATCTAATGCTTTAAACTCTTTTTTATCAATAAGGTATTTATAAAAATCTTGATTATGACATTCCAACATCACAAGATTTACCCCTTCTCTGTTACATGAATTATAAAACCATTCAAAAACATCTTCTAAATGACCATTGCCGGGCTTTTCATTTATAACCGATAAAATATAATAGAAATCATCAGTAAAACCCCAAATTCCATGACATGTACCGATTTTATAAAGTAAACCGTATTCTTTACTTTCTTTAACAAGAAAATCAAGATTATGTTTTGTTTTTATTGTGTTCATACAATTTAACTAAATGTTTTAATTAATAAGATTGTAATATAAATTGAAAAAACTGTTATTGATAGAGTTAATAAAAGATTCAAAACCATTGTTATTGCTTCAAAATACATTTTAACTTTAATTCCGGTTATAAGGAATTTTAAGGGGTTAATTGTTGATAAAGTTTTCTTTTTAGGAAGCTTTAATTCGTAGATTTTTTTTGCAGCATGCGTATCATTTATTTTTCCGGTTATTAAATCATTTAAGATTTCTAAAATATCATTCATATTAAATTAATTAAAGTTAATAATTAATATTCATTAAATTTACATAATCGCAAATATAAGTAAATTATTTTACATACAAAGTAAATCATTATTTTATTTTAATTATTCTTAATAAATTGCAAACATGACAGAATCAGCATATTTAGCTTTATATCCGGATCCTGAAGCAAAATTAATACAAGTTCAAGCAATTTTAGACGCTTATGATTTACTTGTAACTGATTTAATATCAAAGGGTGCAATTAAAGATTATACGCTAAATGACGGACAAGTCCGTATTGAAAGATCATATGGAACATTAAAAGAAATTGCTGATGGTCGCTTAGCTTATGAACAATTAGCCAACAGGCTGTTAAGTCAAATGGAAGGAAGATCAACAAAAATTCAACCATGTTTAGGATAAGAACAAAAAATAAAGCATTATATGATAAACTTGAAATTCAAGATCAAAAATATAATGAATTATTAAGCCAGTTTTCATTTTTAGAACGTCAATATTTTGATGGTGAAAAAGAAGCCGGTGAACTTGGACCCGCTGTTTCAATTTATCCTGATTATTATTCAGCCCGGGAGCGTGCATGGGAACTGCAACTAACAAATGATATTGCAAAACTTGTTATTAATAAGTGGGTTACATGGCTGATAGGCAAAGGATTACGGTTTAATGCTACACCGCCAAAAGATGAATATTTAAGCCAAAATACAGACAGGAATAAATTAATAAAAGATATTGAATTTCGGTTTAGAAATTATCTGACAAGCCGTTATTCTGATTATTCTCAGATGTTGGACTTTCATAAAACAGCAAAAAACGCAACATATAATGCAATAACAGGCGGTGATGTTCTGGCTGTTTTAAGAGTTAAAAATAAACAAGTCACCATTCAATTAATAGATGGTGCAGTTGTTTCTACACCATCAGGTTATGACGGGGACAATGAAATTCTTGACGGTGTTGAATTTAATGAAAAAGGAAAACATGTTGCATATCATGTTTTAGATTCTGAACTTGAACATGTTCGAATTCCTGCTGTTCATGGATCTAGCGGTTTAAAAATGGCTTTTTTAATTTACGGCTCTAAATTCCGTTTAAACGAAACAAGGGGAACACCTCTATTATTAGAAAATTTTGAAAAAATAAAAAATCTTGAAAGATATATTGATGCAACAGTTAAAAGTGCTGAAATTTCAAGTGAATTAGCATTTATAAATGAACATGATAATAGTTCAACAGGAGAAAATATTTTTAAGAATTCGGCATTAAAGGCGATTAAAACAAGTACAGTAGATTATTCATCAGAATTACCTTCACCTTCATGTTTTCAAAATAATTTAGCTAAATCAACAAAAGGTATTGTGTTAAACAACACTATAGGGGCAGAATTAAAAATGTTGAAACCGGACGGTGAGGCAACAATGCCTGATTTTTTAGAAGCAAATTTAAAATTGACTTTTGCAAGCGGCGGAATTCCTTATGAAGTTGCAATGTCTGTTTATAATTCAAATTATTCTGCTTCCAGAGCAGCAATAAAAGATTGGGAACATAATTTGAATGTAAAAACAGAAGAAATCGCAAGCCAAATTTATAAACCGTTCTATGATTTATGGCTTTATAATGAAATTTTAACAGGACGGGTTTCTTATCCTGAATTATTAACAGCATACAGTATAAAAGACTATGTTATGTTATCGGCATTAACAAAAGCAACATTTACAGGGGTATCAGTTCCGAGTATCGATCCGTTAAAAGAAGTTAAGGCTGTACGGTCTGCAATGGGTGATGAAATAACTCCGTTAATGACCGGTGAACAGGGCGCTGAAATTGTTTCACAAATGGATTTTACAGAAATTCAAGAAATTGTTAAACAGGAAAGATTAATATCAGTAAAACCGATAAAAAATACAGAAGATGAATTATAAATTGGCAAAAGAAATATATGGAATTCCTTGGTTTGTAGATCCTGTTTCTTTCATGCAACTTTCTAAGGCTTTGGAGGGTCAACAACAGGAAACTATTACGGTTGCTGAAAGTGAAAAAGCAAATTGTTTTAATGTTTTAACAAAAGCAAATGCTTATAATGCATTTAGTATTTCAAGAATGGAAGAAGTTCCGAAAGATTCTATTGCAATTTATTATTTTGATTCCGTTATAACAAAAAATGGCGGCATGTCTCATTTCGGCACAAAAGAAATTGCTGCACAATTTACAAAAATGGAAGCCGATGATAATATTATCGGTCATTTATATCATATTGAAAGTGGCGGCGGTTCAGCAAATGCTGTAAAATATATAAGAGAGGTTGCCGCCAAATCTGTAAGAAAAAAACCTTTGGTTGTATATGCTGAGGACCTTATGGCAAGTGCTGCAATGTATATCGGTTCAGATGCTGATTATATTTTTGCAAAAAGTGATGATGCTTTAATCGGTTCAATCGGTACAATGGTTGCTTTTGAAGGACATAAAGCAGGAACAGAAGACAAAACAGGTAAAAGACATATTAGGATTTATTCAACTCAATCTTTTAATAAAAATAAAGAATATGAAGATGCTATAAATGATTTTAATTATGAACCTATTCAGAAAAAAATATTAGATCCGCATTCTGAAACGTTCATAAAAGACATGGAAGAAAATCGACCGAATATTAGAAAAGAAGAAAAAACCGGTGCAATATTCCATGCACATGAAGTTGTAGGTACATTAATTGATGAAATAGGATCTTTTGATGATGCAATTGAAAAAATTACCGAATTACATAATAATAATAATAATCTTAATTCCAAAAACATGACAAATGAAGAATTAAAAAATCAACACCCTGTGTTGTTTGCTGAAATTCATGGATTAGGAAAACAGGAAGGTATTGAAACGGAAAAGGCCCGTGTTGATACATGGAATGTTTTTTCTGAAATTGACAGCAAAAAAGTTAAAGCCGGAATTAATTCCGGCAAACCTATGAGTGAAGCTGAAAAGCTTGAATTTCTCATGCTTTCACAGAAAACGGATATGCAAAGAAGTTTAGAAGATGCAAGCACTGGCGATGTAAATGCTGACCTTGAAACAGGAAAAATTAAACCAAAAACTAACATTGAAGAAAAAGCAGCAAATGTTGCTCTTGATGAATTGTTAGGTAAAAAAGAGGAGGAACAATAAAATGGGAGCTGAAAATGTTTTAACAGATCAAAATCAAGCAATAACGAACTATGATTATAGTAAGTTATTCAAAACCAATTTTAAAACTGTTCAAATGACTTATACCAATGCTTCAGGCGGAACAATTGAGTTAGTTCCGGGAATGTTATTTGGTAGAGTATCAGCAGATTTAAAAGGTGCTATTCTTAAAAGTGCATCAGTAGACGGTTCACAAATTCCTTTCGGAATTAATTTAACCCAAGCTACCGTTTTAAACGGCGCTTCAAAAACAATTCAAGTTGCTGTTACAGGAATGGCAGACAAAGCATTGATTGTTCTTGACGGTACTGACACACTTGACACGCTTATTACTAGCCGTACTATAGGGGACCGTATCCCGGCCGATACAGAAGGAATTACCCTTGAAGATTTTGAACAATTAGTTAATTTAGATAATCAATAATATTATGGGATATATACCGGCACAGAATGCCAGAATGGTATTCACAACAGTTTTAGCAAACATATTTGAAGATTTTATTGAAGCACCTAGCTTTTTAAGATCTTTTGCTAAAGAAAAAGTTTACAGAACCAAAACGGTTCAATTACTTGCAAGGCGTTCAACAGAAAAGGTTGCTGTTGATATCATCAGAGGTGATAAAGGCAATTATAATAAAATGGACAGATTTACCGGAAAAGAATATTTACCGCCTTATTATAAGGAATTAATCAGCATATCTGCTTTAGATATTTATGATATTCCTTTTTATTCAGGCGATAAATATAATACTGCACAAATTGAAGCTTTAGCAATGGAAGCTGCTCGCGGATTATCTGAAATTAAAAAGAAAGTTGACAGAGCAATTGAATTGCAGATGTCTCAAGTTTTTGAAACAGGTATTGTTTTAATTAAAAACGGTGATTCAATTGATTATAAAAGAGATTCGTCAATGATTGAAGTTTTAGCCGGTGGTGATTTATGGGATGCGGCTTCGGTTGATATCATTAAATTCTTTGAAGATAAAGCTGCCTTATTAAGAAGTAAGGGAAAAGTTTCCGGTGGTGAAACAATTGATGTCGTTATGGGAATGGCAGCATGGCAAGCTTTTAGAAAAAATGCATATATTATTGACGGTGAAAATCTTTATGTTCAACAATTAGTTGATTTGAGCAAACCAAGGGTTAATTCAACAGGCGGTTCTTATAAAGGAACATTAAAAGCCGGGGCATATAGTTTTGATATTTGGACATACGATGAAGTTTATGATAATGCAAGTGATGTTTCAACACGTTATTTCAACACTAAATTTTGTGCATTAATTCCAAAATCATTTCAAGCAGAAATTAGTTTTGCTCAAGTTCCTAAATTACCTGATTTTATTATGCAAGATCCGAGATCGCGTAAAATAAGACAAAGTTTACGGAATAAAATGACAGGTTTTGACATTTTTGACAGTGTTAATGCAGAAGATGAAATTTACAATGTAGGAATTAAAGCTGCACCATTAGCACAATTAATTTCAGTTGACAGAATCTATACTGCTCAAGTTTTAGCTTAATCTTTAAAATTTTAAATTATGGCAAAGAATAAAACGGCTGCAGAATTAGCTGCAGAAGAAGAAGCAAAAATTGCTGCTGAAATAAAAGCAGAAGAAGATGCTGAAAAAGCAAAAATTGAAGCCGATGAAAAAGCAAAATTAGCTGCCGAAACAAAGGCAAAAGAAGATGCTGAAAAGGCAAAAATTGCTGCTGAAATAAAATCAGAAGAAGATGCTGAAAAAGCAAAGGCAAAAGCCGCAAAATCTGCTTCTGAATTATTAAAAGCTGAAAAGGATGCATTATCAAAGAAAAAATTTAAAGTTTGTGTCACCGGTTTTTTAGCATTTGGAAAAATGTTCAGAGCTAATGATAAGATAAGCGGAAAAGTTTATATTGATCATGTTTCAACATGGCTTAAGGAGGGCAAAATTAAAGAAGTTAAAAAGTAAATTGGATGAATGTATTAGAAGATGCAAGAAAAGATGCAAAAATGATTGTTTCAAATGGTGGGGGATTTGAACTCCCCGCCGTATTTAGCGATCAAAACGGCAGAATCATTGAAAGTAAAGGTTTATTTATAAGAAGAACAGACACTTTAGATTTTGATGACGGAAGTCAAAAAAAAGCACCTTATTCAAGCATTACAACTGATATTGACATTTTTGAATTTACCGAAAAATATATTTCTTTAAAAGGTTGGATTGTAACAGTTGAAGGAAATGATTACGAAGTTATTCAATCAAATCCGAATAGAACATTAGGAATTATTCAATGTGATTTAAAAGATGGCTAAAATTGATTACAAAATAGAAGAAGATAATTTTTCAATAGTTTTGAAAAGAATTGCTGATATATTATTGGTTGAATTTTGTGAACAAGTAATAAAAGGAAATGACTTTTTACCGGAAGAAATTTATTACGATACAGATTATACACCCGATGAAGGTAATATTCCTTGGGTTGCTGTTAATTGGTTAAATTATACTAATTCAGTAGAAAACAGATCATCAAGTCAAAATAAAAATAGATATTTTATTGATGTTAAAGCTGTATCTTATGAAACGGTCAGAAAAATTATTTCTGTAATTCGAAAAATATTAAAATCTGAACAATATATTCTGTTAGATTTTCCTTACGGAATTGTTTCTGAAACAAGCATTTCAGAAGCCGGCGTTTCTTTTGAAACACATTTAAGAGACAGCCAAGGTGCAATTTCAGCAGGTTTAAATTTCGAATGTAATGTATTTGAATCGAATGATATTCCTGTTTCAACAGACCTGAACCAAACTACGTATGAATCAATCATTAATGAAAGTGATAAAAAATTAACATTAAAAAATATATACTAATGACTAATATATCGAATGCAGTAGCACAAGACAGAGTTTCCTCTGTTATTGGCTATGAAATAAAAAAAGGCTTGGCCGGTGTTACAGGTGGATATCTTCCACAACGTATTGCGGTCATTGCTGAAGCAAATACAGATAAACAGGTTGGCTTAAAAACAAAATTTGCATTTACAACAGCTGATGAGGTTGCTGTTGGATGTGGTTACGGCAGCCCGGCACATTTAGCCGCAAGAAGGTTAAGAGGTGTTTTAGATGTCGGAGGAATACCGACTTTAGTTTTTCCATTGCCTGAAAATGGTGCAGCTGTTGCACAAGCTGATTCTATTACAACAACCGGAGCTGCAACAAAATCAGCAACACAATTTGTAATTGTTGCAGGTTTATACATTCCGTTTACAGTTTTAAAATCTGAAACCGGTGATGATATTTTAAATAAAATTAAAGATGCAATTAATGCTGTTTTAGAAACACCGATTATTGCAGATGCAGTTGCATTAAATGCACTACCGATTATTGCAAAATGGAAGGGATTAACATCTGCTGATATTGTAATTGAATTTGCAGGTGATGATATAGGTGTTAATTATACTATTGCAGAAGTTGCAGCGGGTGCCGGTGAAGTTCTTCCTACTGATGCAGTAGCGTTATTCGGAAGTGAGTGGAATACACAAGTTGTAAATTGTTTAGGTTCAACTTCAACTGTTTTAGATGCCTATGAATTATTTAACGGTAATTCAACTGATAAAACAGGAAGATATAATGCCGAAGATTTTAAACCGTGTATTGTAACATCCGGAACAATTGAAGATGATAAAGATAATTTAATTGCAATTACAGATTCAAGAAAATTAGAACAAACAAATGTTGTAATCCCGGCACCTAAAAGTTTAAGTTTGCCGTTTGAAATTGCAGCGGTTGCGGTTGCTGTTTATGCACCAAGGGTTGAGATAGATCCAAAATCTGATATTTTGGATGCTGCATTAACCGGAATAACACCGCCGCAAGATTTAGAAGTCGGTGATTTAGACGTATATGATAACCGCGATTTAGTTGTTAAGGGCGGATGCTCAACTGTTGTTTTAAGAGACGGTGTATTTTATGTAAAAGATTTTATTACGACTTATCACCCGGTAGGTGAAGAACCGCCACAATTCAGATGGGTAAGAAATTTAGCCGGTATTGATTTTAATATTGCATACAGAACTTTATATATTGATGAAACATTTATTAAAGGGAAAACAATTCTTCCCGACAGTAATACATCAACAGACCCGAATGTGATAAAGCCAAAGGATGCAAAAGGTTTGATGATTAATAAATTATTTGTACCTTTTGCAAATGACGGAATAATTGCTGATGCAAATTATTCTATTGAAAATTGTAAAGTTGGAATAAACGAATCAAATCCGGATAGATTTGATTTTGAAAACCCATACAAAAGATCTGGTTTTGCTAGAATTATTAGCACAACTGCAATTGCAAACTTTTATTTAGGAGGAAATTAATATGAGCATTATAGCAGGATATTTTACAGAAGTTAATTGCCAACATTCAATTGCCGGCAATCAAAAATTTGATTTAAAAAGCGGTGAAGATTCTGAACTTGACCGTGGCGGAAATAGAATTATAGATGATGACAACAATAGAACGGCGTCAGGTAAAATGATTGTTCAATATGAGAATAAACAACCGTATATTCAATTTACAAGTGTTGTTGACGGTGATATTGAAGATTATATTCAAAAGTTAATTAATAATTCTACGGAAGAAATTCCTAACTGGACTTTATCACATATTTCAGGCGATATTTATACCGGGAACGGTTATATTGTTGGTGATGTAAAACCAAACAGAAATGCCGGAACCGTGCAACTGAAAGTTGCTTTTGAAGATGAATTATTAAAAATCTAATTAAAATTTAACAAAATGTCAAAATCAAAAAAAGGTAGTGATGATTCAGTTGTTATCGATGAATCTTTTGAAGATGTACAATTTTCAGAAAATCAAGAAAAATTGGAAGAATTGTCTGATAAGCAAAAAAAGATTGTTGAAGAAATATCAGACTGGTTAATTAAAAAAAGGAATTATAAAGAATATGATATCGATCCGGAATTTAAGGTTGATAAAATAATTCCTTTATTGAAATATGTTGAAAACAATGAAATTATTTTCAATGAAGAAAACATAATTCAGAATTTAAGATTTCCGATTGAATTAAAAAACAGTAAAGAAGAAGTTGTAAGGGAAATAAAATCTTTAACTTATAGAGTAAGATACAGAGCTTTTGAATTAAATAATGCCACAAAAGGGATTAATTTATCAAAAGAAATGAATTTATACATGGATGCACAAGTTGGGATGCTTACCGGAATTGCACGGTCCATAATCGGGAAATTATTTGATACTGATCATTCAACTACAAGATTAATACAGAGCTTGTATTTTTTGTAATTGGTAAACTTTCGGAAACAGGAAAAACATTAACATATGACAAGGTTCAATTTATTAATGATGAAACAATAAATAATGCAATTAAAACGGTAGGTGTTGAGTTTAAATGGACACCGATGGTTTTAAGATCGCTGTATGTTGATGATACTGATTCCGAAGGTTTATTTTTTTGGTATAATGAGATTTTAAGACAAGTAAAAATTAAAAACAATTCGTAATTATGCCCGCTGTTTTCACAGTTCCCGCCGTATTTAAAGCAGTAAATAAAATTTCTGCACCTATGAAGCAGATGCAAAAATCTGTTAAAAGTTTCGGCATGTCTGCTAAAGCCGATATGATGAGGGCATCAATGGCTGTTGAAAAACTGAATCAGCGAATTAAAAGAGTAGGGCGTAACATTAAAAAATCAGTAGGAACTATCGGGCTTGCATTTGGTATGTTGGCCCTTGTTTCTATTGTCGGAAACGGTGTAAAAGTTTTTGCCGATTTTGAACAGGCAAATGCAGGTCTTGCTGCCGTGATGGGTAAAACCATTAAAGAAAATAAAGCCTTAAATGAAGATGCAAAAAGGCTTGGTGCAACAACAGCCAAAACAGCAACTGAGGTTGTCGGCTTACAAGAGGCTTTTGCAAGATTAGGTTTCCAAGAAAATGACATTTTAAATATGACTGAATCAACTATTGCAGGTTCAGTTGCTATGAATGCAGCATTAGCAGATACTGCAGAATTAGTCGGGGCAATGGTTAAAACATTTGATGATTTAAAAAGTACTGATGCACCTTTAATTATTGATCAAATGACATTAGCCACTCAAAAGAGTGCATTAAATTTTGAAAAATTACAAACGGCATTACCGATTGTTTCCGGTGCGGCAGAAGCAGCAGGAATTCCCTTTACAAAATTATTGTCATTATTGGGTAAATTATCTGATTCCGGTATTGATGCAAGTAGTTCAGCAAATGCCTTAAAACGAATTTTTATTGAAAGTAGGGCTAAAGGTGAGGATTATGAACAAATATTGGGAAGAATTGTAAAAAACAGTGATAAATTAACAGCTTCAGTTGATCAATTTGGTGTAAGGGCTTCTGTAAGTTCTGTAATACTATCTAAAAACATTAAGGCAACAAACGAATTAGATCAAGCATTACAAAATGCAGGCGGTACTGCAGAAATTGCTGCACGTAAGCAGTTAGACACTTTAAACGGTCGATTAACAATATTAACAAGTGCATGGGAAGGGTTTATTTTATCTGTTGAAGACGGTAACGGTGAGTTTTCTAAATTCTTAAAAACATCTGTTGAGGTTGCAACAGAATTTTTATCAATGGCAACAGGCACTGCAAAGCTTGGTACTGAGCTTTCAGAATCAGAATTGAGAATCAGAAGTTTAGCAATTAAACTTCAAAAGGTTGTTTCTATTGCCGGTAAATTTATAAAAGGGTATATTATAATGATTGCTGTTCAAAAGTCATTGAATTTAGCAATTAAAGCTTATCAGCTTTTAACTAAGGTCGGTCACTTTCTTAGATTTGCAAGGGTGTTTATAAAATTAGCAAAAGCAAAAGGAATTGCTGCGGCTGCTCAAAAATTGTTAAATAAATCAGTTTTAGCAAACCCGTATGTGTTAATGGCTGTTGCTATCGGTGCAGCTGTTGCTATGATTTATAAAATGTCAAAGGCTCAAACGCTTTCAGAACAAATTCAGGAAGATATTCAAAAAAGGACCCGAGAAATAGCAAGCCAGCAAATTGTTGATTTAGATAAGGTATTCAGGGCCATAAAAAAAACAGTTCCGGCATCAAAAGAAAGAATTGCATTAGTAAATCAATTAAAAGATGCATACCCGGGGGTGAATGCTGCAATGGAACAAGAAATTATTAACACTAATAATTTAGCAAAATCGTATTCATTTTTAAGAGAGGAAATTATAAAAGCAGCAAAAGCCAGAGCTATACAAGAAAAGGTCGGAGAACAGGCAAATAAACTTGTTGATTTTGAACTAAAATTACAAGAATTAGGAATTGATAAAGCCAGATTATTTAAAGAAGTTGAGGCTGTGAATAGAGAGTTTGAGACAAGGGCGTTTGGCGACAGACCTTTGGCTGAAGCATTTAATAAAAAGTATGGTGTTAAGAAAGGTTTTTTTAAAAATGAAAGTATGCTGCAAGATGCCAGAGCTGCACTTGAGGTTAATGTTGCAATAAATGATCTTTTAACATTACAAGAAAAATTAACTGTTCCTTCAGAAGAATATAAAAGCAATCAGGTTATTTTAAATAATAATGAAACAAAACCGACAGCTGATAATTCAAGGGTTGATTTATTTTTAAATAACAGAACTTCAGATACTGAAATATATACCGAAGGAACAGGTGTTAATGTAATGTCAACAGGAAATTAATGATAAATAAAACAAAATATGAAACAGGTTCCGGCGGAACAATTCTTATAAAAGAAAATGATATTCAAAATGATTTTGGAATTTTCACGCCGGTATATGAAGCACTTTTTTCAACTGTTTCAGAATATTGGGCTAATAGTGTTTTTAATATCAAAATTAATTCTGAAACAGAAAATGCTTTAACAAAAAACTCATTAGATCTGAAAGGGATTGAAAATATAAAAAGAGCAATTGAACAAGATCTTTCAAATTTGTCTTTTGCTGAATTTACAGTTACAGTTGTACTTGTTAATAGTGATAAATTAAAAATAACAATTGAAGCTTTAAATAACAGCACTTTACAAATAATTTGGGATTTTACAAAAGGTCAAATTATTGAATTTAAAACAATATGACAAAATTAGAACTTTTTGAACAGATAAAATTAGATTTTGCAAATGTCTATGGGATTCCTGTTGAAGAATTAGGAAATAATTTTTTAGCTGAAAGTGCAGTTTTAGCAACAATTGAATATAATTTGTTGTTAAGATTAGATGAAATTGCTGCTAATGTTTGGGTAGGAAGTGCCGATGCCGAAACTTTATATATTATAGGTTTAGATAAAATCGGAAGATTACCGTTCCCGGCTGTTGCAGGTATTTATGAATGTTCAACAACTCAAATTGATACAGAAACAGATCAAATTCCTTTGGGAACAAAATTCAAAAAAGGTATTTTTGTTTATGAAACTTTATCAACAATAAATCCCGGGAATAATGTACAAGTAAGGGCATTAATTGCCGGAACGGAAAATGAATTAATTGTATCTGATGAATTAACAAGTGTTTCACCGCTGCCTTCTATTTCTGATATAATTACTGTAACTTCAATTGTTCAGGCCCCATCTGATGAAGAAGATATTGATGATTATAGGGCGGATGTTGTTAATAGTTTTATTTTAAGACCCTCAGGCGGGAATGCTTCTGATTATATTATTTGGGCTTCCGATGTTTCTGATATAAGAATAGTTTACCCTTATGCAGCTGACAGTGAAGCAGGAAAAATAAAGGTATATTGTGAAGGTGTATCTTCCTTTATACCGTCAGGTGCTAAAATTGATGAAGTAATTGAAGCAATAAAATATGATACTGAAGGGAATGGTCGCGTTGCTGTTGATTTGTTTCCGTTTATTACAGATACATATATTGTTCCTGTTCAAATTACTGATGTTAATATTGAATTAATAGACGGGAATGCTTCACAGCAAGTTGCAGCCGAAAATATAATTAAAGATTATTTATTTGCAATTAGACCATATTTGCCAACGTTAAATAGTGTTCGCGATCCTAATGATGATACAATTACACAATCAGCATTAATTAATGTATTATCAACAGGCGGCATTACATTTTCTAGTTTGGTTTTAAAAATTAAGCCTTTGGGCGGTACTGAAGTTACTGTTACAACTTATCAGGTCGGTAATGCAGATAATCCTTTATATTATGGTGAAATTCCTGTTTTAGAAACTTTAACAATAACACCCTAACAAATGGATGCATATATAAAAGAATATGTTAGTTTACTTTTTCCGAACGGGAGGGCTTATAATAATATTGAAGGTAGTGAAAAGTTTAATGAAGTTATTGCATTACAAATTGAAAGGGTTTTTTTATGGATAAAAGATTTTCAAAACCAATTATGGTATGCGAATGCAAATTTTGATCCGGGTCCTTGGGAAAAAAGATATCAAATTTTAGTTCCTGAAAATGCAACAATTGAAGAAAGACAACAAACGGTTAAATCATATATGATTTTCCCGATATCAGAATATAGGATGAGTTTGGAATATATTCAAAATGAATTAATTGAAGCAGGGTTTGAAGATGTTATAGTTACAAGAAATCCGACAGGAGTTGCATCAGGAACTTTACACGGTAACAATATTACAGGTACAGAAAATTATATAATAGGCCCTGATGCTTATAATTCTTTTAATATTACCGGAAATATAAAAGCTAATTATTATGAAAAAATGTTACTTTTACTTATGAGTATAAAACCACTTGAAACAGCTGTTTATGATTCTGTTCAATTTGTTTTAGCTTTGGCAATTGATGAAACACTTGCTCTGGCTTATGATAATTCATTGATGTTAGCAATTAATAATTAATAAATAAAAAAATATGTCATTTCCAACACCGGTACAGGCCGAAGGAGTTAGCAGTTTAACACCGGCACAATTAAAAACTGTCAGAGAATCATTTGGTATTGTTGATAGTCCTTTAAGAGCAGACAGAACATATGTTATATTTGATGCTGTTGCAGGGAATAATAATTTTCATATTAATACCGGTGCATCTTTAACATATTCAATAATTCAAGGTGACGGTTCTCAAGAAATATCATACACTGATACAGGCGGTACAAAAGTCTTAAATTTTGATACTGCCGGAAGATTTTTAATAACAATAAAAGAAACTTTTCAAGGTTTAAGTACTAATGGTGCATCAGCAGCTGAAAAAGCAAAATATATTTCTGTAATCGGAGGAACAAATCACCCGACAACAATTGCAACAAATGCCTTTAAAGATTGTTTAAAATTGGAATATATTTCATTTCATTCTGCTTTAATAATTGGAATATCGGCATTTAACGGTTGTATATTATTAAAGGAAATTGATCTTCCGATTGCAACTAATATTTTAGAATTTGCTTTTAATAATTGCAATATTTTAGAATTATTAAATTTACCATTGGTTACAGAAATTGACCAAGAATCATTTGCTAACACTTCTAAATTAATAAAAGTTATTTTACCAAGTGCTATTAATAATATTAATATAGATGAAAGTGCATTTGCAGATTCATCTGTCAGATCTATTGAAATTTTATATTCTGCCGGATTAACACTTGGACCATTAGTTTTTGCAAATGTAATTTTAGATATTTTACATGTAACAAATTCAACATTATTACAAGCCAAGGGTGTAAGGGATAAATTTATTGCAGCCGGTGCAACTTTCAGTTCAGAATTTAAGTTAATATCAGATGATCTTGAATTAAGCAATAATAGTATAAATGAAAGAATCATTAATACAAATGATTCTTTAGATGATGTAATTGATTCTTTAGGCGGTTTAAAAACTAAGGTTGTTAATATAGGTGTTTGGAATATGAATACTGATTCAAGTAAAAATGTAGCACATGGATTAGTCGATGCCTCAAAAATTAGAGGTGTGCAGGCATTAATTATTCCGGATGTACCCGGATCTAGTTTAAGACTTATGAACTTAGAAGCTGTTGGTTTTGCAACCGGAACAATTAATGGTGGTATTAATGAAATTCGGGATAATGATATTGAGTTATTAAGATATACCGGAGGGCTTTTTGATAATTTAAATTATGATAAAACAGAAGATGAATATAATAGAGGTTATTTAAAAATTGATTATGATGCATCTTGAGTATAAAGGAAATAAATTAATTGATTTTAGTTTTAAGTTAAATAAAATCCACCGGGCAGCGTTACCGAATGCTGTTAGATTTACATTAACTGATGCCGCAAAAGATGTTAAATTTAAAACTTTAATAAAAAGTGCAAATAAATTTTTTGATGTTAAAAAACGTAACTTTTTCAGAGCTTTTTCAGCTTATAAGCCTGCAACCGGGTTTGATATTTCAAAAATGGCTTCTGTTGCCGGAATGACAAAAGGAAAATCACCGACTTCTAAATCTGTTGCAAGTACAGAAATAGGTCAACAACAATTTGCCGGGACCATAGAAAATAAATCATTTATGCCGGCAAAGAATCAAAAAACACCAAAAGGTACTGTTAAAAAAGCGTATAAAGATTTAAGGAAGATAAAACCGATTGTTACAAAAAAGGGTAAAAGTTTTTTTCCTGATGTTGAAAAAGCAAGAAAAACAAATACACCGCTTTTAATTAAAAAAAACAATAAAGGAATTTTAGTTAAGGTCGGGAAATCAAAAAAGAAACTTAAAACAACTCCTATTGCAAGTTATGAAAAAGATCGGAAAATTAATTTAGTAAAAGCCAGACCTTTTTTAAATTATGCAGCAAAGGAAAGTGGTAAAAAATTAAATACGTTTTTCAAAAAAAATGCAGAAAAACAAATTGCAAGATTTTTAAGATAATAAATTATGGCTTGGTTTGATGACATAAATGCATATAAATTAATACCGATTACTACGGGGGACGGTACTACCTATGAATTAAAAATGAAATTTAAAGGCGGGTCTATTAATCCTTTAACGGCTGTTTATAATTATGCCGGAAAAGTCGGAAGTAAGCCCACAAGAAACAGTTCAGCATCCCCGGTTTATGATTTAATGTTTTTTGTTCCGCAAGATTCATGGAAAAACTTCAAAGACAGTATTTCTGACCCTTCTTCTGAATGGCTGGTAAAGCATCCTTTATATGGTGATTTGGTCGGGCAGCCCACTTCTATGAACTGGGATAATACAAAATTTGGCGATGTTGAGTTTAATATTCAATTTCAACAATCTATAAGTGATGAAACGCCGGATGTTTTAATAGATTATAAATCTGCAGTATTGACACAAAGCTCTTTAATTGATGAGGCTACAATTGTTTTATATGAAAATATCGATCCTTCGACTGAAGAATTGAACATTTTTGATATTTTTATTGATGAACTTGAATCAATATATGAAAATGTTATGAATAGTGATATTCTTAATTTGTTTTATGATATCAGACAGGTTTTAATTGATACAACATTTGATTCGTCAAGATTTATATCATTAAACAACCAAATTCTTAACTCTGCTGCTTCTTTATCTGTTAATGGTATATTATCGCCGTTGAATGAAAGATTTAATCTTATAAGCTTACAAATGGCTGAAATATTAAATTTAGATGAGGCTGTTTTAACCGAAAGTGCAGACGGAAATACAAGCGATGCAATTGCATTATATAAAGAAAATTGTGGTGCTGTTAATCTTGGTGCAATGGCAATTGCAATTTCAACACCTTCGGAAAGTCAAAATGATGTAGCCGGTTTTGATATAACTGATACATTAAATGCCGGCAATCAAGAAGATTATAAATATAAAAAGGATGTTGATAAAACAATTGAAAATACAAATATTTTATTTAATGACTATGTAAGTGCATTAGATGCAATTGATATTGAAATTCAGGGCTATATAAAATATTCACCGGATGATAATTTGAATTATTTAACAACGAATATTGTATTAAACGGAATTCAGTCTGTAAAAGAAATTTCAGCAACAGCCAAAACAGAAAATATAATTATTACCGAAAAAGATACGGTTCCTGAAATATTAGCTTTTGAATTATATGGGAGTGCTTCTGATGAAAATATAAATGATATTATTAATAACAATGATCTTTTGGGTATTAATTCAATTAAAAAGACACGTTATGGCTTAGTCATTAAAAAAGGGACATCAATTATTTATTATGATTGAATTAATAATTAAAATAAACGGGGAAAAATTACAATTTTTTGATAATGTTAGTTTATCAACATCGATTGATGCAATATCATCTTCTTTTTCTTTTGATACATTTTATGATGTTATTAATTATGAATTCAGCAAGATTGAAGTTTTAAGAGATAATATAATTATTTTCACCGGCAAGGTTTTTTCTAAAACAGTTCCGAATGATAATAAACCGAAACCTTTTAATTATCAATGTTATTCAACATCAGGAATTTTAGAAGATTGTACTATTCCCTTAGAACTTTATCCTTTGCAAAGTCATAATACTACTTTAAAAGAAATTATTGAAAAAATATGTAATTATTTTGAAGTTATTGTTAAATTTGATGCTTCGGCAATATCTGATGTAAATAAAAAATATACTTATGAAGATCAGAGCCCGACAACAAAAGTTGCAAGTATTATTAATAAATTATGTACTGAGAAAAATTTAATTGTAACACACAATGCAAAGGGTGAATTAATTATAACAAAATCAGTTATAGGAAATAATGCTGCACCGCCGATACTAATTAAATCAAATAAAAGTTATAATTACAGGAAATTTTTTAACAAATATGTTGTTGTCGGTCAAAAAAGTTTCAGGGGCGGATCCGTAAGGGAGGCAACAGCAACCTTTGAACAGATTGAAGAAAAAAGAAATACAACAAAGGTATTAACATCAGGTGATGCAGACAGCGCACAAGAACAAGCTGATTCAATTAAGAATGACAGTTATAAATCGAATAAATTAAAATTAGATTATCATGATTATATTGCCAATATTGGTGATATCTATGAAATTGAAGGTGTTAAATTAATTGCAAATTCAATGAATTATAAATATAAGGCAGGTTTAGAAACATGTTCTGTTGATTTGTTAAATTTAAAAGTTTATTCAAGGTAATATGGGAATATCCGGGAATGTGATAGAAGTTTTTAAAGAAAATGCATTAAGAATTATTAAAATGCTAAAATTCGGCAGTAAAGATACTGTTAATACATTTATGATTTCACCATTCGGTGATGATTTTAATGTGCCGAAAGGATATGATGCTTTATATATAAAAACATCTAACAGTTCTGAACCGGTTTGTGTGGGTTTTATAAATAAAATAATTTCTGATGATTTGGCATCCGGTGAAAAGATTATATTTTCAACAGATGAATCCGGTGATAATTTAAAAGCTTTTATAAAATTATTAAATACAGGAATCATTCATTTTAATGGTGATGGTGATTTTATTGCAGGTTTTAATGATTTAAAATCAGGGTTTGATCAATTAAAATCTGATGTTAATAATTTAGTAACAGGGTTTAACAGTCATACACACTTAACAGTTGCATCATTGGGAACACCGACACCACCAGTTCCGGTACCTCCTTATATTCCGGCATCACCATCAACAGCAAGTATTGATTCAAGTAAAAAAGATAATTTAAAAACAGAATAATATGAGTTTATTAAGCAATATTTTTAAAATAAGTTCAAGGGGTAAAGAAATTAGCAGTCAAAATCCATTATCGGTTGACGGTGATTCTGTACATGCAAAAGATGTTGATATTTCAAGATCTATTTTAGGTAATTTTTTAGGTGCAGCAACTGACTTTTTTGATGATTTACATTCTGAAAATCTTGATAATACATTAAATAATCCGAAATTATTAACAATTCATTTTCATCGTACACTTGTTACACCCATAATCGGAATAGGAAGTACTGAGGGCGGTTCATTTTCAAATGTAAAAGTAATCGGTATTTTATCAGGTGAAATAGAAGTTGTTTTAGCAGACTTTACAGATGATAATACTAACAGAACAACACAATATTTTGAATTTCCGAATGCAGGTTTAAATGCTTTTCGTTTAGAGTTTCATACAACAGATCCGATTAGTATTACAAATATTTACATCCCGAAATTAGTTGCTGTTGTTGCTTTTTCTCAATCTTCTATTGTATATGCCGATTCATACGGTTCACCATATTTATTAAATGGCGGTAGTGATAGTATGAAAGTAGACGGTTCAGGATCACCTATTGATTTTGAATATGAAATTACTGGTAGTTCATCCGCTAAATTGTATAGATCATTTATTGATTTATCTGACGGGGCGCAAAATTTCAATCCTGATAACTTTGGGGCTTTGACCGCTTTAACAAACGGAGTTGATATAATTGTTGTTAAAGACGGGTTTGAAATAATAATAGAAAATTGGAAAACAAACATGGATATTTCTATGACCATGTACGATTTTACAAGTCCATTTAAATTAGGGGCTTATATCGGTAGATGGACTATTGGTAAAGATGTCGGAAGCCCATTAACATTATTCCCTGGAGATAAAATAATTGTCAGAATTAAGGATGATTTAACAGGTTTAGACAGTTTTAGGCTCAGATTAAAATTAAATTTATAAATTTATAAAAAATTATGATGTATACAACAGGAAAATTATATGAAGTTAGTAAAAGCGGCCGACCGGTAATAGGAAATGATGTGCCGATCAGAATTATTTCAGCACTTGCACCAAGTATTGCAATTTACGGAAGTGAACAGGTTCCGGATGCAGTATCTGATATGCAAAATATTCATAGTGAATCAACACCGATTATTGTGTCTGATTATTATAGATTTGCATCTATACCGCGCTATATTGCTTTTATCGGAACAGCTGATGATATTGAAGTTTCAAATTGCAAACTTGATGAAATTAAAGATATTACTTAACTAAAAAATATATCAATTATGAGTTTTTTAAAAGACAATAGTGGTAAATGGTCACATAAAAGGATCATTTCAATAATATTAATTATTGTATCTATAATTATGGGTTTTATGCAATATCCGATTGAGTATGTTTACTTTTTTGGAGGTTCAGGACTTGCAAATGTAGCTATGACAGTATTTAACAGTGTAAAATCAATATCTAATGATTGAGATTTTAACAACAGTAGGAATTTCATTATTGTTTTTATTATTAGGAATTATAGGTTTCTTCTTGCGTCAATTTTGGAAAGGGACAAAAGATATGAAAGTAAGTTTAACTGATTTACGTTTAGATGTAAAACTTTATAATGCAGAATTGAGCAGAAATCGGAAAGATCTTATAAGATTAGAGATAAAAACAGAAAAGAATGAAGATAATATAGCTGATAATAAACTTGAAATAACAAAATTACATGCAAATCAAGAAAATTGTCAGTTCAGAAAGTAGAATGTTATTAAATTACCGAAAAAGAACTTGTAAAATAAATATTAGATTATGGCAATAATATCATGTGAGAGTGTTGATAATAAACCGGCAAGGCTTGATTTATTAGTTGTATTAGGTGATAAATACCTTGGTGATCAATTTCAAATTAATTTGAGCGGTGCCCCGTTAAACTTAACAGGTGCAAAAATAAGGGGACAATATAGAGAAAAAAGCAAAACCGGAACTCTTGTAAAAGAAGTCTCAACAACAACTGACGGCGGTATTACAATTACAGATGCTATCGGCGGTACTTTTATTTCAGATCCTTTTACTGTTGATCCTTCTGAATTTTCTGCACAAAATTATTGGCGGGATTTTGAAATTACAGATATTGTTGAAGGTCCGTTAACACCGATTGAAGGAATTTTTGAAGTTTATCAGGATGTAACACAACCACCAACATCATAACATTATGAATGAATTTGAAGTAAATATAACTAAGGTTGTTAATCAATACACTATTGACAGAATAACAGCAATTGGAATTCCGCCGGGAGGAACTAATGGGCAGGTTTTAATTAAAGATGGTGCAGGAAATTATACAGCAAAGTGGGATAATATAGCAACAACTTTTATTGGTCTTACAGACACACCTTTGAATTATACCGGAAGCGGGTTAAAATCTGTAAGAGTTAATGCAGGAGAAGCGGCATTAGAATTTTATACACCGGCAACCGCTGACAGCACAAAAATACAAGACACCGCAGGAACTACATATATAGATACTGAAAGCACAGCGGACGAAGTTGATATTGTAAGCCCAAACACAGGCACGGATTTATTAGCTAAAATAATAAACGGTAGTTCTGAGCAGGTTTTTCAAGTTAATGGGGACGGAAGTATTTTTAATAACGGCAATGCAATAGTTTTATATAATAACTCATCTGTATATGTAGGTACTTTACAGCCGCACTCAGTAGCAACAGGGGCGTTCAATGTAGGTTTCGGAATTGATGCTTTAATGAATGTGACCTCTGGCAATGAATTAGTTGCTATAGGGAAGGCGGCGGCACGTGATACAACAGTTGCTACTAGAAATGTGTCAGTTGGTTCAAATGCCGGCTACAAACAAGTTGGGGGGCATAACAATTTATATATAGGAAGAAATGCGGGATTTAATAACCGGGAATCTGAGAATGTCATAATTGGAAGTGAATCAGCATATAGTTTGAGAGGAAGTCGAAATGTGTTTTTAGGATACGGCTCAGGCTATCGTCAGGTATCTGTGTATGATAGATTGATTGTGCATAATCAAATATTATCAGACGCAGCCACAGAATTAACCAACAGTTTAATTGTCGGAAAATTTAATGCAAGTCCAATAAACCAATTTATAAAACTAAACGGGATTACTAAAATAAAGGGTTTTACAACAACTGAAATAGGAACATTAACACCGGAAGAGGGTGATTTAACATTTAATAATATAACGAAGAAACATATCGGATATGATGGCACTTCTTGGAATAATTTATATTAAATAAAAAATGATATGATACTAATAAACGAAAACAAAATTAAAGTAGGAGCATTCGGATTAAATACTGAAAAAGTATTAATTATTATTAATCATTTTCAAGTGATGCAACAAAAAAACGCATCAAAAGAATTAGAAAATGTAATTCGGTTTAATTTTATGCCTGTAAATTATGAGGCAATAAAACAGGGTGTTCAAAAAACTAGTGAAATTGATATTTTACAAAGAATTGAAACGGTATTCTTACCTGACAATTACGAAGTAAATTATGTTTCAGTCTTAAAACTTTTAAAGACTAAAATAATAAGCGAGTTTAATTTAAAAAAAGATGATTTTAGCTTGATTTCACAAGCTAATTGGACACATCTTGAAATGAAAGCACGTGTTCAAATTCCTTCAAAGATAGTTCCTAAAAACGCTGGTCTTTTGGAGTTAATTAGTAAAGTTGAGGGGTTGATTGAATCAGGTCACGCCTTTGAATATTCAACAGATAATAGTTTTATCCTTTATTTCCGAATGTTATTACCGGAAGATAAAGCAATTTTAGAACAATCGGATATTGTTAATAGTATTTTAATTGAAGAAATATGAAAATAATTGAATTTATAGCATCAGTTATTTTAGGAGTATTCTTATTCCCTTTCGGAATAGCCTTTGAAATATTCCAAATACTTAGATTAAGGTTAAGGTTTGTAAAATGGTTTTGGATATTTACAAAAAGAATTGTTTTAGAATTATATGATATTTTTGAAGTGATAGCTGTTAAAATAGATATTTTAGGAAATATTATTTTAGGCAGATTATTTGAAAGTATATTTGTTCAGAAAGAGTTTTGGAAACAAACCTTATTCGGAAAAGACGGTATAACAATATCAGCAAGTTTCGGGCATTCTTACGAATGGATTTATTTAAACGAGTACGGGGTTCGCTTTGTATATGCACTTGATAAAGTTTTCGGAAAAAAACATTGTGATTCTGCTTATTGGTGGCATTTAATAAAAACAGCATTTAAAAGTAATAACAAAACAGCGATATCATAATGGAGAAAGGAGCAACAGTATTAGTAGATACCGGTCACCCAGATATAAATTTCGGAGAATATAAACCTTTAACTTCGGGTAAGAAGTGGACGTTTGAAGGCCATCCGACAATTTATGAAGGTGCATATAACAGAATGGTTGCACGTTTATTTATGTGGAAACTTGGTATGTCTGAAATTCCTTATTATAATGTAGGTCATCATCCATACGATGTTCCGTTAAATGAAAGGAAATACGAGATAAACAAAATACAAGAAAAGCACCATAATGTTTATTTATTATCTATACATGGAAATGCTTATATTGAAAATAAAGCGGATGGTGTAAGGTTTTATACTTCAAAAGGTGAAACTGATTCTGATAAAATAGGTGTTAAATATGCTAAATCAATAAAGAAAGAAGCGTCAGAGTTTATTAAAGTAGATAATTTTGAAAGGGATAAAAACTTTTCAATACTTTTGTGTGGCCCTCCTGCATTATTAATTGAATTAGGATTTATGACATCATTTAAAGATTATATAGCAATGACCAATTTAGAAAGGCTTGATGATATGACAGACGGCATGTTAAATGCTGCTAAGTTTATTTATGAAAATGGGATATAATCCATTAAAACTAATTTTTTTGATGAGGCTATAAAAAAACCCTGTGATTTCACAGGGTTTTTCTAATTATTAACTCTAAATTTATTATTATGAAATAAATCTTTTAAGGCCCGGTTTATCAAATAGCCTCCCTTTTATATACTTATTAGTTTTACTTTCAGAATTGAATTTATTTATATAAGGATTCCAAGTAGTTGGATTTATTCCTGTATAAATAACTACATTATAATATGAATATTCAGTTCCGTAAAGTTTTTTAAAATGACTTTCATTAATAATACCTTTTTCTTTAATGGCTTGAAAGGTAGTTTCTAAAGGAAGCATTTTTAAATGATCGGCAATAAAATAACTATTGCTTTCAACAATTAAAGCTTCTTCAGTTAATGTAAAATCATTTTCAACAGACAAGGTAATAACATTATCTGTATCAATTTTGGTGAATGGTTCAGCACTCACCAAAAAGACACCTAAAACAAAGAGTGCCGATAAGATTAGAAATAATTTTTTCATAAATTAAAATTTTTAATTTGTTATTTGTAAATATTTACATTTATAAATTCAAATATACAGCTTTTTTTTAATTAATTATCCATATTCCAAATAAATTTTATAAAGTTCCGGGGAAATATCTTTTAAAAATAAGCTGAAACTATTATATTTAAAAACATGTAGCTTATATTTCCTATAAAGTATAACATTAACAGCATTAATTTTTTTATTAAATTCGTTAATCAGTGCTGCAGTACTTTCACTAGATGTAATGTTTCTTGCTTCTAATATATTATTAAAATCTTCAACAAAAACATTAATCATATTTTTTGTTGCTTCAATAGTTGTTTCATTGGTAAATTCTTTATTTTCTTCAATAAACTTTTTGGCAATTTCTTTTGATTTCATATTTTTAGTTATTAGTTATTAATTTTTTTATTTAGGAACTCCGTACCCGGCAAAAGCCAATTTATCATCAAATGTTGCATATATATGAAATATATATGATCTTCTGTTAAATGCAAATTTACATGCTCTGTCAAATGAATCTTTTAATTCAATACTGAATAAGTCAGTCATACCCGATTTAATACGGTCGGTTATATTAACTCTTTTACCGTTATTTTCTATTTTATAATAAGAATTACTTATTATTTCTGTTGGTTGATTTTTTTTAGACATAAGTTTAAATTTTATTTATTAAGTTTTGTATTTATGCACTTGTTATTCATAGCAATTTATCTTTTAATGACAGTTACTTCTTCTGTTGTTGTTTTTCCTGTACAATTGTTTAATGTTTCGGTTCTTGTATAGTTTTTTCCGAATGGCCAAAATCTTTTTTTACCTTTTTTATTTTCGCGGCTTTTATAAAGTACACTTTGGGAACTATAATTCATTATAGGATCTTTAAATAAAAAATGTTTAGAAGCTAAATTAAATTCAACACCGACCTGAAAACATTTATCCGGTGCATATAATGTTGAATAAATTGAATCTTTTTGTTCAGCTTTTATTACAGTATCTTTATAGTGATTGTAATAATTATTATTAACGGTCCTAATAACATGCTTTGTTTTTATGTTGAGGCTGTCTAAAATGTGTTTTAAGAGCTTATTGTTTGAATTTGATATATACGAGCCTAATTGGTCACGTGTTAAAAACAGCTCTTTATTTTGCCTTGTTTCATCAATTAATTGATTAGTGTTTTCATGTGAAATTTCAAGTTTGGTTTTTAAATCAAAATAACCGAAAAGTAAACCGCCAACAATTAAGATAATTAAGGCTGCAAAAATTAGTTTATAAATTGTTTTCATTTTTATAAATTTATAGTGTGAATAATTAAAGTATAATAGGTGCTTTTGTTCTGTCTGTATTGAATTTAATTATTTTATCTTCTACAAGAATATTTAATATTCTTGCAGTCTTATTATATCCTACTGAATATCTTCTTTGTATAAAAGAAGGGGTGATTCCGGATCCTTTTTTAAAGTTTTGTTTGATTTCTTTTTTTAAATCATTTACTATAGTATCATCTGAATAATTAATTAACTTTTTCATTTTTGTATAATTAAAATTAATAATAAAATTAGTATGCAGATATAAGAAACTGCAACTATATAAATATTTAGACTATAATTTTTTAATTTTTTCATGATGAGGCTGAATTTAAATTTTTTGATTCTTTAATACATTCTTTACCTTCTTTATATATCCAAGGGCTGTTGTAATATTTCCGCCCTATTTTGTATTGATAATATTTGATTAAAACATTTTCCATATTTTTCTAATGCTATTTTATTTAAAATTTCATTTTTATCCATAATTTTTCTGATTATAAAGGCATATTAACCTTGTTTAAAGTTTGTTTTGAAACATGTGTGTAAATTTCAGTTGTTTTACTACTACTGTGTCCGGCAATTGTTTGAATTATTCTTAAATCTGTTCCGTTTTCTAACAAATGTGTAAAAGAAGAGTGACGCAATATATGCATATAAGCATCCTTCTCAATATATTTTTTTACAATTTTATTGCAAGATGAAGCTGTATATTGATTTTTAAATTGTCCGTTAAAAAGATATTCTTTTGGTAAATATTCTTTATAATATGTTCGTAATATCTCAACTAATGATTGTGATAATGGGACTATTCTATCTTTTCTTCCTTTTGCTTGATATATAGTAATCAACATCCTTTTAGAATCAATATCTTTGATCTTCAAATTAATAACTTCTGAAACTCTTAATCCACAACTATAAGTTAGAGCTAATATAGCTTTATGTTTGGTATTTTTTATTGAAAGTATTTTTTGCTTCAATGTTTCACTGTCAATAATTCTAGGAAGTTTTTTCTCCTTTCTTGGTCTTGTAATATTAAGGTCTAATTTTGCACCAATTATATTAATATAGAAAAACTTTATAGCATTAATAATTTGATCTTGTTGGGATACTGATGAATAACTAAAATTTTCTAAATATATCTTAGCATCTTTAATGCTGATATGGTAAGGATCTGTATTATAATTTGCTAAAAATTTAGCAATATAAGAACAATACGTTTTTATTGTTTGTTCTGAATAGTTCCGAACTCTCAAAATGTTTTCCGTTTTTTTGAGAGTTGATTTTGATTTAATATTCATAATCAATAGTTTATAATGATTTTAATATACATGTTATTCAGGTTAATAACCGTTCGTTCGTGCCTCACTCCCTTTTTGTTTCTACATTTAAAAATCTATTGAAGCCTTTCTGAGAGTAAAATTTTAGTATAAATTCTTCTCCTGTATTTTCATCAATAAACATTTGTTCTATATGTGTTTCTAAATCGCACACCTTAAATGCTGTTACTAAAATCTTACAGGCGGCAATACCTGCTTCTTTTAAAATTTCTTCTCTATCATTATCCATAGTTTGATTTTTAAATTCCCAAAACAAAATTATTAACCTGAATGCTCGGTGAAACTCGAATCAAATTCCCGTGGGAACGAACGGAGACGTAACCCGAACAACAAATAAACAAAATTTGTACCTCTCTCTTTTTCGTACCTCAAAAGCGGAACAAACATTGCTTATTCACCGAGCAGTTTAAATGAATGTCTGTGACATTCATTTAAATGGGTAGTCAGATATGTTTCAGAGGTGTCACAGACACTCATTCAAACTGTCAAATATATAACATTAACAAGTAACGAATTACATATCTGACTACCCATTACCCACTATTATTAAGTAGGGATTCCATTCTTATCACATTTTTTAAGTCCCGGCATTATTTCAGGATTATAGTGTGATTTTACACCGCAAAAAGAACATTGATAATCATATACATATTGGTTTGTGTCCTTAACAAATCGTTCATCTAAAAAAGACTGACTATGTACCATTTCATTTCCACATTCGCAGAAAACTTGTGTATTCCATTTTCCGTCAATTGCTCTTATTTTTTCGCCTTTTTTAAATTCGCTTAAATCTCTCCATTTTGTATCATTCAAGTAAAATGTTCTTTTGCTAAATAAGTTCCTGAACCACTGTTTTTGTATTAAAAAATTCATATTTTCAAAATTAACGGTGGGTAACACTAAATATAGCAAATAAGCCCACCAAGTTTATATTAAATTATTAATTTCGTTTTTATGGCTTACTTGCCATATTATTGACCGTTTAAATGAATGTCTGTGACATTCATTTAAATGGGTAGTCAGATATGTTTCAGAGGTGTCACAGACACTCATTCAAACTGTCAAATATATAACATTAACAAGTAACGAATTACATATCTGACTACCCATTACCCATAATACTATTAATCGTATTTTAATTTAAGTTTTTTAAGTTGTTCTAATTCGTTTTTTTTAATTTCTTCTTTTTCTGCTTGTACTCTTTCTATTCTTTCATTATATTCTTCATCTGTTTCGTCTCTATTTGTATATCCCTCAATCGAAACATAAGAACAGTTATAACTAGTTTCGCTATCTATTTCTATGTGTGTAGCTCCAAGTTTTTCGAGAGCGTCTAAATCTTCTCTCATTTTTTTTATTTCAATTCCGTATTCCCAATTTTCAAAATTGAATACTATATTAAATCTTCTGTTTACTTTTTCCATTATTTCAATTTTTAAAGTTAATATTTAATTTAAACCGTACTATGGGTAACAATGTATAAAAATCATTGTTCGTGCCTCTCTACGCTTCTTATACTCAGCGTTTAAATGAATGTCTGTGACATTCATTTAAATGGGTAGTCAGATATGTTTCAGAGGTGTCACAGACACTCATTCAAACTGTCAAATATATAACATTAACAAGTAACGAATTACATATCTGACTACCCATTATAGCCAATTAAGACTTATCTGTTTGGTCATAAAAAAAGTCTAAACTTTGTTGTAAAACGTCAGTGTGCCCAAAATATATTCTGCTCCAATATTTCGTTTTTTTAAATAATATTTTTATTAGCTGTTCTATTTCAGTTAGTCCTCTTTTCTCAAACAGGGGATGAAATGTAAATTTATATCTTTCTCCTAACCAATCAATTTCCTCTATTTGTTAAGTTAGTATTGTTATTTAAGGGCAAACTACCCATTAGCGGTAAATTTAAGTATAAACTTCACCGCAATCATGGCATACATCTGCATCATCTGTAATCGTCTGGTTTTTTGATCCACAATAAACACATTCATCATGCTCTGGATTTTCGTCTGTATTTGATTTTAAATGATAATAATCTTTCCCGTCAGAATAAACTACCGCTAACACAGGATCATAATTAATAGCCTTAGTTTCCTGTAACTTTGAAGTATTTTTTCCCATATCAAATATTGTTTAAATATTAAAATTTTAGTTTCATTAGTCGGTTACTAATCATAGCCTAACTCTTTAAATGAATGTCTGTGACATTCATTATTTATAAAAAAAATAAGCTGCTGTATGTCTTCCTATCCATAAAATGAAAAATATAACAAGTGTTAAGAATATAATTTTTAACAGATTTTTTAAAAATCTTCCAAAGCGCGTTAATTTTCTTTGATATATTATAATTTCTATCATTTATAATTTTTGTGTTATATTTTTATTCTATTTTTGAGATTGTATTGTTTCCCAATAATTGAAATCTTTGATCATTCTTTCAATATCTGTGTTTGAAATATCCTTATCAATGTAGATAAGATAACCATTATAATCAAGTTCTATATCTTGTACATTTTCATTTTTACATAAATTTCTGCATTCTTCAATTGTTTCTTTCAATTTGCTACCTTTTTTGGCTATTAATTCCAAAAAATTGTTATTAAATTTTAAATGTTTCATATTATCTAATTTTATTAATAATATTTTGAATTGCTGATTGTATATCACTTATAGCATATAAAAATTCATTTTCTTTTACCGGTTCCATATCGATTGATAAAAATTCTTCTTCAGAAAATTCATTCTTTATAATATCAATTCTTCCGATTGATTTATCATTTTCAAAATGTTCAACAATAATTATAATTTCTTCATCTATATATAAGAATATTATTTTATCATTTTCTATTGTTTTAAAATATTTTGACATAATATTATTATTTTTTTATGAAGCTAAAAAAGTTATTATTTTTAACAGTCAGATTTCTTATTTCATTCAAAGATCTTATTTTTTTAATTGTAAATCTATCTTTAAGAACAAAAACAGCATTTATCAAATTATCAGATTCAAAAGAATATTTTCTATTTCTTCTTAATATATTTTCATCATCTAAGTATGTTATATCAGCTATAAATTTGATCATGATATTATTTTTTTATTAAACCTAATAGATTTCAAGCAATGACCACATTCAGTTTCATCATTATTTTGTTTTATTAATGGTTTTTCACAAGTGCAAAAATTATTTTTATCTATTCCGGATACCACAATTTTACAATCAAAATAAGGTAAAATCTTTTCACCTGTTTTTATCCATCTTTTAATTAATGCCGGGAAACTTGAATTTCCTGTTATTTCTTTCAGTTTATTCATTGAACCGTATTTGTATTTGGCTACTAACTTTAACAATTCATAAATTTCATTATTCTCTCTTATAATTTTATTTATCATTTCATATTGTTCATCGGTAATATCACCACTAACAATATAAGATTCCCCTTTTTGTTTCGTTAAATTTACTTTTAAGGGATTTATTTTATTCTTAAACATAAATTTATAAATTTCATTTTGCTTTAATGCTTCAAGATCCATTTAACAAAGATATAAAAAATAATTAAAATATATCATATATAACACTCTTCTGTGTTTAAAATGTTATATATGATATAATAGTTTAAATTATTTATATTGAATAAAACACCAATCTTTCATTAATATTTCTTCTGAAGGAAGTTCAGATTCATCGGTGAATGTTACAGAAACTATTTTATTTAATTCTGCATCAATCATTTCTTTAGCTTTTTCTTCAATTATTGATTCAACTTCCGGTGCATATAAAGAACATTTTAATGTTGATGCATCAATATCTATTTCAACATCAAATTCAAATGGTTCTCCGCCTTTTAAAACTTCAAATTTTAATGTAAATTCAGTTGTTAAAGAGTGAATTACATTTTCTTTAATAATAAAGCTTTTTGATCCTTTATTATCATCAGAATTTTCAATTTCTTTATTTACTTTAGCTTTAAATGAACTTAATTCTTGAAAAACTTTTTTAAATAAATCTTTGTTTGGAAATAGGTGTTTTCTTTTTCTAAGTTCCCGTCCAAGTTCTTTTGCATCATATTCTTCATTAAACGGAATATTTAAATAATCTTTTGTTTCCTTTATCATTCCTTTAATGACTGTTTCATAATCATCATCAAATCTTTGATCATTACCGATAAATTTAATTGATTTTTGATCATAATCAACAACAATATGAGATTTCGTTTTATCAAACAAATTAATTCTTTTGATTAAAAACTGAAAAACTGAATCAATTCTTCCTTCTTCTACACTTAAAGAAATCTTTTCAATTGGTGCTATTGGCATAAGCATATCAGCTGCAACACCTGTTCTTTGAATAATTTCAATTTTACCATCTTTTGCAGCATTTGCAAATGCTTGCATAAATTCTTTACTAAATACTTTTTTGTTTTCCATTTAACTAATTTTTTTTTGTTTATTAAATAAATTCATAGTAGATCCTTTTTCAAGTCTAGTTTTTTCTACTATATAACCATCTTCATTAATAAGTTCAGCAAATTTTGTATCTGAATTATGCACAGTCCAAATTTTACCGATCGCTTCCATAAATCCTTGTGTAACTTCATTGTTGTTTTTTCTTATTCCTTGATTTTTTTCAGAAATAAGTTTTGTTAATTTTTTTCTTTCTTCTTTCAATTTTTCAATAGATTGAAGGTTTTCATTAATTTCATCATTCCGTTTATCAATTTCTTCTTTTGAAAGGGGTTTTTGGTAAACATGTCCTTCTTTAACTTTAACACAATTAATTTCTAGGGCATCAATCCTTTCAGATCTATCCATGTCAAAAAAATCTGATTTTTCCATATTATTAATTTAAAGTTTATAAAATATTTATTGGTTTATATACATATTAAATTTTTGTATTTTGTCATTAATAAATTTTTCATCAAATTTAACACCATGCAGAATCATAAATTCTTTATGTTTCAAATAAAGAAATGACATATGTTCATTTTTATCACCAAATTCATCGTGTTCTTTTCTAGTTAATGCCATTAAATTTTCAATTCTATCTTTTTCACCTTTGGGGTCTCCACCCATTCCGCGGTTATCAATATGATTAATATCAACAGCTCGATTTTCTGAAATTTCAGATGGTGTATAATCTTGTTCACCATATCCAAATGCATCGAGATATATTTTAGTATATTTTTGCATTATTTTTTTTTTCTTGTTGTATTATATGCATGTATAAATAATGGAAATGTTATCAATAAAATACCGCTTAATGTGAGATTTATGCCTAAATATGATAAAAATTCTGTTGTTATTACAACATATAAAATTAATCTAAATATTGTTTTTATATAGAACATAATTATTTTCAGTTTTGCATTTTTAAAAATCAAAAAAAACGATTATTTTTTACAATAATTTTATTTTTTTTGGTGTCCATTTTATAAACTCATACTTTTCAAAATATTCAGTTCGTATATACATCGGCTTTTTTATTCCAATATCAATCGATGTGAAATATTGAAAAGGGTCTTTTATTGTATCGTTTAATTTCATTATTTGTTGCCATGTAAATAGTTCAGCGCGTTTATCATATTTCAAAATACTTGCAATTGTAGGATTCGGATAAATGCAAGTATCAATAACATTATTTATTGCTGCTGTCAATCTTTTATTTGTAAATCCTTTTTCTTTTATTCTATTTTGAAACAAATCATAAAATTCAGCAGACAACGAAGGAAAAGCTATTTTAATTTTTGCAGTATTTTTAACTACACAATCAGCTGTAAGATCATCATTATAAATAGATATTTCATAATTATTTTCTTTTTTCTGCAAAGTTGTTAGCAGTGATTTCTGCGATTTCTTCAATAGTTGCACCGATTTGTTTTGTTCCATTTTGTTTATTTTTATAATTTCCTTCTAAAATTTTTATAAAATTTGCAGGTTTTAATATCCAATCAAAATCAGCTGTCCAACCATTATCATTTTTACCGTTTAAAAAATCACTTTCTGAAGCAATTTCAAATACATTTCCGATTTCTGGATAACTATATTCTTTTGATCGACTATTAATTGCATTTTTTCTTTTTTCTGTTATTTTTGTAATTGTTGGTAAATTTATACAAATTGAATTGAAAAAGTTTTTTACTTCTATATATATATCTTTATCTTTATCTTTATCTTTATCTTTATCTTTATAGCTAGAGTTTTGCTTTAGCAAACTTTTAGCATTGCTAGACTTTTTCAAACCTCCCAATTGACCTGCTTTTTGACGTTTTAACCTTTTTTCAGATAGTAAATCATACTGAATATTAAGAAATTTAATATTAATATTTTTATCCTCATCTACTTTTATGATATTTAAAGAAATTAATTCTTTTATCATATTTATAGCATTGCTAAACTTCTTTTCTAGCAATGCTATATTTATACTACAATCTTTAAACCAGTAATATGCACAAATATCAATAAACAATCCTTTGTGTTCATACGATTCAAGATTTATATCATCGCTTAACCATTCTGAAGCAGTAAATCTAAAATAAGGTAATTCTTTCGACATAACATCACACAGTTATTCGACAATGCAACAGGGGGTGTGATAACTACCAAAGATCGGAGTTCCCCTGTGCAATGTCTTATATTAAAAATTATTGGATTTCATTATCTTTGGTTTCATTATCACAATTGCAAATATAGTAATTATATTTTATTAAAACTATTTAAATTTACTTTGTTTTAATTATTCTATTAAGATTCTTTTTTAAATGAACTTTAGTAAATTTATTTAGTTCAGAAACTAATTTAAAAATTTTTTCTTTCGGTGGTTCAGGTAGTTTATTATTGCCTGTATCAGCACCAATATTTACCTGTTCCGGATCACAATTCTTTATCAGGTTTACAAGTTCAACTAAATCAAAATCCATTATCGGTTCAACTGTTACATATTTTCTTCTGTCTTTAAAAAGACCCATATAAAAAGACCTTTTATATGGTTTTGGGCTGTTATTCATTATTTCAGGATAATACCTGTTTGTTTCAATTGTTGTACAAATAACAGTTCTTTTTGGCAACCACTTTCTAAAATCAACCATACGTGCAACATTCTTTGATTGAAATAAATATGAATTATCAAAATTATTACAATGTATTAACGTATCTATGATCCAATCTTTGTTTAAATTATCTGAAAACATATCATTTGAGCTAACGACAAAGATAAAATTATCAAAACTTAAATCTGTTTTAAGTTCTTTTTCATCAAATCTCACAAGGTTTTGTTTACCCCATCTTTTCATATAACAATATGAACAATTATGTTCACATTCTCCCTTTATTGTATTCCATGTATGAGTAATAAAATCATACATATTTCCATTTGATATATTTAAAGGCATTGTATTTATTTAAGTTTGTTTATTTTTAAGTTTAATTTCACTAATGCCGACAGTTAAACATATATTTATAAATGTAATATAGTTCATTTCACCCTTTCCTGATTTAGTGTAGTGATATGCAGCTTCACTAATGCCGACAGTTAAACATACATCTTTTATTGTAAGTTTCTTTTTCTTTCTGTTTTGTTCAATTAAATTCCAGTGTAACATATGTAATAATTTTCAACAAAACTACAAAGAAAAAATTTAACTACAAAATGTTTTATTAAAAATAAATTATAAAAATTATTATATTAAATTTTATTTAGTATTTTTGTAGTCTAAAATCATTCATTATATAAATAAACTATATAATATATTTTGTTTTATATTTTAATAAGGTACTGTATACTAGATATTTAAATACGCTATTTTGCTTGCTTGT